AACCTTTCACCCTAATACAATTGTGTATGCTGTTCCTGCTGGTACAGAAGCTGCAAAGAAAGTTAAGGCAGCAAAGATTGGTATTGTTTGGCATACTACTTATGTTGGTAAAACATTTGAAACAATGAAAGCGTCTTACGGCGTTGATACTACTAAATTTAGGAATACTAAAAATGTTTGGTCTCAAGATGCAATGCTTAGAGACATGACTCAGTTTACAATGACTAAAAAAGATACAGAAGAAGTTAATGGTCATCTCAGTAATTGTGGAAGAATATTTAATAAAATATCTAGTACAACATTAAAACAACTTGAAAATGATCAGACTCTTGCTGGTTATATAGAAACATTTAATAATACATATGTTAGAAAAGGTGAAGTAGTTGGTAATACTAAAACGCATGTTGATAAGCTTATAGCACACATAAAACAAAAGTTTCAAAAAGAGATAAATAAAAGAAAAAGCGAAAAAGGTAAAAGCGCTCAACAAAAAAAATTAGATGATGTATTACAATTCTTTTCATCACAAAATAAAGTTAGTTTACAGATGATGTTTGACTTGCAAAAATCTATAGTTTTAGCGAAATTAAAAATTATAAATATACTAAATAGGTTAAATGGCGCTCAGACTTTTCTTAAGACTCGCGATGGGTATAAGGTAACGGGTCAAGAAGGGTATGTCGCTATTGACAAACTTGGTGGTGATGCTGTGAAAATTGTTGATCGTATGGAATTCTCATACGCCAACTTTTCACCAGAAATTATAAAAGGATGGGATAAGCCGGGGAGGAATTAAATGGCTCGACTAAAAAACTTTTCAGAACTGTCTTTAAAAAAAGATAAAGATCTTCCAAACCTTAAGATACCTGTACAAGGTCCAAAAGGTAATTCAAAATATACTAGAATGAAAATTGCGTATACAGATGCGCCAGGAACTTCTGATATCAAAAAAGCAATAAAAGCAGAAGCAGTTCATTCTGCAGATAAAAGACCAGAAAAATATAGAAAGCCTGATGGCAAAATTGGAATTAGAATGGTTCCAATGGATAAAGAAGTTGTTAAAAGAGAAGCAATAGTAGATCCTAATGATTTAAAAGGTAGACCAAAAAAAGCAGATCCTAATCCAGAATCTCCTTACGGTATTAAACACCCAATGCATCCAGCTAATTTAAAAAAGAAGCAAACAAAAGAATCAATAGACAATCATCCAAAAGTTAAAGCAGCTCGTAAAGCACATGCTGCAGGAACATGGAATGGTAACGTGAATAAAGAAGGTGAAGCTGTAGTACATATTAATGGCAAACCGCACACTGTAACTAACAAAAGTAAAACTAAGAACTTAAGAAAAGAAGAACAAAACGGGCTAATGAAAGAAGAATCAGTTGACGAAGCTACATGGCCAGATGAAATGCCAAATGATGTAGACGAAGCATTAAATATGTCACAAAGAATTAAACGTTCAAGATTAATGAAACGTTTAAAAGGCCGTATTGCTGTTGGGCGTAGAAGAGCTAAAAAGAAAATGGCTAATAAACAAACTTTAACAAAAAGATCTAATAGACAAGCTCGTAACGCAATAGCAAAAAAGTTAACTCGAGGAATTCCTAAAAGCGAACTCACATTTGCTAGAAAACAAGAGATTGAAAAGAGATTAGATAAGCCGGCTTTAAAACAAAGAATTGCAAGATTAGCAAAGCGTATGTTTAAAGACGTTCGTAAAAAAGAAGTAGAAAGAAAAAAAGGTTAATGATTAACTCATTCAAACATTATTTGATAGAGGAAGAAAAGACTGCATACTTTACATTTGGTCGTATGAATCCTCCTACAACTGGTCATGAAAAATTAATGAATGAGTTGTCAAAAAAATCTGGTAATAATCCATATAAAATATATTTATCACAAACAGCTGATAAGAAAAAGAATCCATTGGATTTTAAATATAAAGTTAAAACTGTACGTAAGTTTTTTCCAAAGCATGCACGTAACGTAATGTTAAGTAAAAAAGTAAGAAACGTTTTTGATGCTGCTACTGAAATGTTTAATGACGGATTTAAAAATGTAACAATGGTAGTTGGCTCTGACAGAATCAATGAGTTCAGCACTTTGTTAAAAAAATACAACGGAGTAAAAGGTAGACATGGTCTATATAACTTCAATAAAATCAACGTAATTTCAGCCGGAGACAGAGACCCCGATGCAGACGATATTAGTGGAATGTCAGCATCTAAGATGAGATCATTAGCAAGTGAAGGAGACTTCACACAATTCTCACAGGGGCTGCCACGGAATGTATCAAATGCAGACGCAAAGAAAGTATATAATGAAGTAAGAAAAGGTATGGGACTTAAAGAACAAAAAGAATATTATAATAAGTTACATTTCGAGCCTGTCTCTGAGAAAAGAGAGGCATATGTTAAAGGAAATTTGTTTAATATTGGTGATCATGTTACTGTCATGGGCAGTGACGAGCTCGCTAGTGTTACCAGTCTTGGAACTAATTATGTTATCGTAGAATCTGGTGGAAAGCTATATCGAAAATGGTTGTCAGATATAGAACTATTAGAAAAGAAAAAAGAAGCACCTAAAAAAGTTAAGCAAGATCCAGATGTTAAGAAAGCACCGGGTACACAACCTGCACCTTACTATAAAGGAGTAGCAAAATCAACTAAGAAGAAAAGACTTGCACATTTTAAAAAGTATTCAAAATATGATGATGATAATCCAGCAGCTTATAAGAAAGCACCAGGTGATGCAGGCGCTAAAACAAAACTAAGTAAGCATACTTTAAAGTATAGAAGAATGTACGGTGAAGATGCAGTAGAGGTCGCAAAGAAAAAAATTGAAAGAGAAAAAATGGTCGATAAGATGAAACATGCCAGAATGTTAGATCGAGCCAAAGTAAGAAAAATTAAAAACAGGAGTAAAGCAGATGCTTAAATTTTCAACTTATGAAAAAGCTTTCGAGGAGTTACTCGAAAATGAAGGCTTAAAAAAGAAATCGGCTAAGTCTGGTATATCTTATGGAACACTTAAAAAGGTATACAATAGAGGCATGGCTGCTTGGAGAACAGGCCACAGGCCAGGAACTACACCTCAGCAGTGGGCAATGGCAAGAGTCAACTCTTATATAGGAAAAGGTAAAGGCACTTATTATGGTGCTGATTCAGATCTTAGTGGTAAAGGTAAAAAGAAAAAAGAATCATTTGGTGAAGCTCATGATCCTAAGCATATTAAACAAGCAATCGGTATTGCATCAGATCCTAGGTATGCAAAAGGTAATATGACAGGTGCAGTTAAAGCTATGAATAGACTTTCCAAAGATATTCATAAGCATCCTCAAGTTGCAGCAGTTCTTAGAAAACAAAATGAAGCACTTGATAAAAAAGACACAGCCACAGTTATGAAGGTTATTAAAGGTCTTAAAGGCGCAGTAAAAGTTCATTCAGGTCAAGTTAAATCTTTAACTAAAGATATTAAAGACAATACACAAGTCAAAGAGATATCTAAGAATCTTGCAAAAAGTTATATGGGTAAGGCTGCAAGAGATATGTATCACAAAGGTCAACAACAAGGTAATAAAGATGCAATAAGCCGTTTAGGCGGGCCTGATCAAGACTATATGAAAAGTCCTGAAAGAAAAGCTGCAATGCGTGTACGCGGTATGGACAGAGCTACAAACAGACTTATGAAAAAAGAAGCAATGTCTGATGCAGAAAAGAGAACTCATGACGCGGCTATTGCAGCATTTAAAGCTAAAGGTGGAAAAGTTAAGAAACTGAAACCTGGGTTTGCTCAAGGCTATCACGGCAAGGATGATCCCGGTTCTGGCATGAAAGGTATGATTGCACCAGCTGATACAAAATTTATGTCTAAGAAAAAAGTAGGGAGCATGAAATGAGTTTAAGAAAAGCAATAGAACAGGTACGTGAAAATTCACAACCTTCAGAAGAAGCTACATGGCCTGATGAAATGCCAATAGAAGAAGCTACCAATATGTATACTGATGACATAACCGGTTTTCAGATTGATAGGTTCGCTGGTAAAAAAGGACCAACCTTTCAAATCAATTATGGAAGAGGTAGGGGTAAGCATATTCAAATTCCAAAAACTGATATGAAACGAGTCATCACTCAAATGACAAAAGCAATGAACGCAAAGTAGAGGTACTAATGCCATTAGATCCAAAAGACGGAATCGGTTCTTACATCAAAGACTTTAAGAAATCGAAGGCTCCTCAGTTTAAAGGTAAGAGCGATAAGAAGAAAAGAGACATGGCGATTGCTGCTTATCTTGATGCTAAACGTGGTCCACAAGAAGCTAAGCTTGCAGGTAGTTCATTAAAATTATTTGGTCAGATAAATCGTAATGGTACAAAACCAGAACTTGATAGAAACGAGCCAAAGAACGAATTGTCTATGAAGTTAAAAACTAAAGCGAAATTAGCTCGTGGCTTAAGAGGACCAAGTAAAAAAATGATGCCGGATATGTTTAGAACAACAGGTAAACGCGCAAAAGAGATTGATAGAAAAGCAAAGATATTAACTACTGTAGCAAAGGCTGATGATACTAGAAAACAGCTTATAAAAAGAGCATTACGAAAAGAAGGTAGTTATAAAGTATCAATTGCAGGATTGCCTGATATGTATATGGATGATAAAACGCCTGGAGCTTTATTACAAAAATTAAGAAAGATTGTAAAGCAACCTTCATTGATTCAAGATGTAGAAAGAACCACAGACGCTAAGAAGAAAAAAGCTTTTAGACAAAAAGCACAAGGTAGAGAAGTTGCTGAATACAAATATGATTATGGTACACCTGAATCTGTAAGATTAATGAAGAAACAAACGCCAGGTCAGAATGAAGGTACAGATGCACCAAAAGGACCAGAGTCTTATGGAGCTCAATATAAGAGAAGACTTGTAAAGACCACAGATCCTGAACATAAAGAAAAAGGTTTTAAGTATCGTATTAAAGGTAAGAAAGATAGTAGTCTTACTAAAAAATTATATAAGACAAAGCCCGGGCAAGCTGAGTTTAATAAACAAATGAAAAGGATTGCAGGTCATGAGTTTGGATAAATTTAAAAAATATAGAGAAGAAGAGATCGATAACTTTTGTGAAAACAATGATCTATATGACAATTTAGAAATCACTGAAGCAGAATATCAAGGTAAGACTGTAAAGTTGAATGACCCTATACGAACTTCTGAAAATCCTAATAAAAAATTTAAAGTATATGTTAAAGGTCCAAGCGGTAAAGTTGTAGTCGTAAGATTTGGTGATCCAAACATGAGTATTAAAAGAGATAATCCAGCACGAAGAAAATCATTTCGTGCAAGACACAACTGCGATAACCCAGGTCCAAAACACAAAGCTCGCTATTGGTCGTGTTTCCAATGGAGAGCAGGAGCAAAGGTAGACAACTAATGATTAAAAACTGGATAAAAGAAAGAACTAAAGAGAGAACAAGTATGGACGGAGTAGTTTGTATTGCTCTTGGTCTTATGATATTATTTTTATCGCCATTAGCGAAGATTGCAGCAGGTTTAGCAATTGCTTATGGTGTGTGGACTATTTGGAAAAGTGAGTAATGGCAAAAGCTTTTAAAACTGTTTTAGAACATGAAACAATAAAACATGGTACATCTATTGGTCGTAAGCCAACTACTTCCACTATGAATAAACATAAAAGAAGAAGTTTAAAACGATATAGAGGACAAGGAAAAAGGTAGTGGCTACAGAAACAAATGAAACAAGACTCGACAGGATAGAGTCTAAAATAGATAAGTTAGCAGATGCTATGATATCTTTAGCAAGAGCAGAGGAGAAGATAATAGCATTACAAGACGACCACGATAATATGAGAGATCGTATGAATAAACTCTCTGTTAAACTAGATGAGATACAGAAAACTTGTGATGAAAACGCAAGGACTGTTAGCATTATAAATAAAGTTGTATATGTGGCTGTTGCCGCAGCAATAGGAACCTACGTAACTCACGTATGGATGTAAAGGAGATAGAAATGGAAGAAAGTTTCAAGTATCATATACCTGAAGATATTCCAGCAAATGAAAGAACTGCCTTCCATGGTGCTGCAGCAGATGCGGCTAAAAAAGGAAAGAAGAATTTCAGCTTTGGTGGAAAGACTCATCCAGTCACTATGAAAAAAGATACTGCAAATAAAATTGCAGATCAGAAAGAGGCTGATGATTATCATTATTCAACAGGTGAAAGAGTTAAGAAAAAAGAGAAAAAAGAATCAGTAAAGAAAGAGAGCACAATGACTTTTAGAGAAAAATTAATGTCATTATACGAAGGTGATAGAGCCGCTCATTACAAAGGCGCTACTAAACCTGAAGAGTATGATGAAAAACAAAAGTCTTCTAAAGGTGCAATGGACATGCTTAAGACTCCAAAGAGTGTTGAAGCTGACGGAATGAAAGCTGCGAAAGATACTGCAGATAATATTAAGAAAAGTGCACCCGGTAAGAAGATGAGATCAACCGACAAAAATGTTGGTGATCTAGCAATTAAACCAAGTGCAACACCTGTTAAAGATCCATCTGCAAAAGTGCAAACAATGGAAAATTACGGAGTATCAGGTAGTAAAGTATCTGATAGTTTACTTAAAGCTATTTCTGTAGTGTATGAATTTACACATGAATTTGATGTGGATAGTGAAAAGAACGCACACTCCATGGTTAAAAAAGCTAAAGCAGCTGGAATGAAAGCTAAAATTCATACTATGAAAGGTCCTGGTGGAGGCAACCCAGTTATACACCTTGGACATAAAGACACTGATCATATGCATAAATTCATAAAGAAGCATTATGACAGTAGCTATGAAAAAGATGATTTAAATATTCATAAAATGTAAGGAAATAAAAATGGCCATATCACCTCCAAATTTTCAAAAGGATGCGGTACCAACACCACAAGGTTGGAGACATCCTAGAACAGGAGAACTCTTAGTTTCTAGAAAAATATCGGAAGCGGCAATCGACGAATACTTAGGCTGGCAGCCAGAAGAGCCAGTAATGTTGAAAGAAGCTCCGACAAATTTCGAAGAAGCTAAAGTCGAATTGATGACAGAAGATAATCTATCATGGGACTATGAAGCAATGACAAAGGCTCAGCTTGAAACTCTTGGTAGAGAACACGGTATTGAACTTGATAGAAGGAAAAGTAAAGCGGCACTAATAGAAGAATTAAAAGAAGCTCTTTAAAATTGAATATATAATTTTGTAATGATTTTTAAAGAACTAACTGAAAAGAACTTATTCTTGTATGCAGCTAAGCATTATAAGAATCCTAAGTTCGCTGATATAGATGAGTTTTATGAAGACTTAAAGAGATTTAAGTATATAAAGCGATTACTCAATCGTTATATTGAAACAGATGAACTGGCTGAAAGATTATTACTAAATCACTTTATAGTTATTTTTAATATGTTCGGTATTGATGCAGCTCTTGATATATTGGAGCTTAAACTTGAAGACAAACATTGGCCTATAGTAAAACCATTTTTAATATTTTTAAACTATATTAGAAATGATCAATTCACTGGCATTACTATGGATCCATATGTTGTTGACATACTAAGGAAAGTTTAATGGGTATATTAAAAGGTGTAGCTGATACAGTATATGCATTTCGATTCATAAGAATGATGGTTATGGATTGGAAGAGTTGGGACGCATATAAAGAAGGTATTATAGATGAAAATGGAAAAAGAGATAGGAACGTGAAACTTGACACGGATGACAAAAAGTCTGCTTATACTCCTTTCGTTCGCCTTGTGGCTAACATCAAAAGGCTCACTGCCAAACTCCCAGGAGGTGGAAGTAAACTCGGATCTTTTGCGTCAGCGCTTTATCTCGTTAAAGAAAAAGCAAACCTCAGCGAAAAAGGTTTAGAAGATATTTGTGAAAAATGTAACATAGAAATATTAGATTTTTTAAATGAAAATAATGAATGGTTTCTATTAGAAAACAAACAACTGTCACCAGGACTTTACAGAATACAAAATGCTAAATTATTAAATAAATCATGTAGCGAATAAGTGTGGGCTAAAGATCAAGTAAGAATAAAGGAAGATTGTTATCCGATTGGAAACGTTTTTGGTGTAGATATATATGAAGCAATACACGTTAAAACTAATCAAGATGTTTATATAACTGCAGGAGAACTAATACGATGAGAGTAGCTGGTAGACAAAAAGGAAGTAAGATAAAAGCTTACACACATGTTACAGTGAATCCTAATGCTCCAAAATCAAGATACACTTTTAGTATGCATAGTTCAGAAGCAGGAGCTAAGAAAGCTGCAGAAAAATATTCGCCATTAATTGGTGATGATTTAAAAGTAGTTAAACAAGCTGGAAGGAGCCCGAGTACAGATATGTTTGAGGAAAAAATAGAAGAATCATTGTGGGATAATATAAGAAAAAGAAGAGCAGCAGGAAAACGTAAGTTAAAACCTGGCGATAAAAATTATCCTAAAACTCTTAAAGTTGGTGAAGATGTGCCTTCAACAAATACGTCATCTATTCCGAATCCTGCTACTACGTCAATGGGTCCTAAACTAAAAACTACAACTATGCATGATAAGCGTAGAAAAAAAGATCAGTTCCCAGTACTACTAAAAAGATTTAGAAAATATATAGAAGATCATGGCTAGGCTATATCTTTTAATATTTATTGTCGGCATAATTGGTATAGTAGGTTATGGCGCTAAATATTATTATGACACTACACAGAACAGAATAGCTATTCTTACAAAGAATAACACTAAGTTAAAAGTAGCAATTGAAACATCTGAAAAAAGTATTAATAATTTAAAAGTTAATATTGCTAAGATGGCTACTTTAAACAAAGCACTACAAGTTGATTTGCAAAAAGCTGAAGCATATAGAGATGAATTAAGATCTAAGTTAAGTAAATTAGATTTAGTAGTTGAAGCTTTAAAAGATTCAAAAGTTTTAGAAGGAAAGATGAATGGCGCAAGTTATACATTGTGGCAAGGTATCATGGAAGAAACTGGTAATACTAATAAGTCTGATAAGCCTAGCTGGTTGCAGCGGCCTGAGGATGGAACCGGAAATAAAAACGGTAACGAAGATAGAACAAATAACGATACCAGTAGTAGCGAGACCAAAGCCATTAAACCTTAGTGATACAAGAGTATTTGTAGTCACAAAAGATAATTATGAAGAGTTTGTAAAGGACTTTAAACAAGTTTATGGCGAATTAGCTTATGTTGCGTTAAGCATGAAAGATTATGAAAACTTAGCAATTAATATTGCAGAGATGAGAAGATATTTAAATCAACAAAAAGAAATTATAGTATATTATGAAAAGGCAGCAAAACCTAAAGAGGAGAAAAAATAATGGAGTTTATAATAGATCAACTAGTCACATGGTGGCAATTTACGATTGTCGGTGTATTAATTATCATTGGTTTTATAGTTAATATGTTCGGTGTTGATTGTGATGATGTCATTATTGGATTTGAATATAAAGAAATGCCAAAGCTACAACCTATAGCAATACCTACTGCAGGTAAAGGTTTTTGGGGAGCAATATGGATGTGGCTAATGGGCACACGTAATTGGAAACTTGCAGAAGACTGGCAGTTTAGAATGGAAGGAACTTGGTTTGTCATTCCAGCAGGATTTACT